CATCGGAACGGAACTCTGACGATGACGAGCAACGTCGTCGGCGCATGGTCTATGCGCGGTTTCTCGACTGTACGGGATTCGACGCACGGCATCTCAAAAAACCGCAGGAAGAACTGCAGACAAACCCGCGATGGACGACCGCCGTGGACAAAGCCTTGGCGCTCTGCAGGGCCGGGGGCATCGTGACGTTTCTCGGCGACCGGGGCAACGGCAAAACGCAGGCGTCGCTCCAGGTCGCGCGCAGACTTGCGTGGATGTGGTCGGAGGATCCCGCCAGCGCGGAATGGGAGACCGTGATTCGGTATCTCAGATGCCGCGAGGTCGGCATGGCTGTCCGCAGCGCGTACGGCCGCGACTGCGGAACGGAGATGGATGCAGTCAGCCGGTTCGTCGCGCCGCGCCTCTTGGTGCTTGACGAATGCCAGGAGCGGATGGACACGGACCATGAGGCTCGAACCCTGACGCTGGTTTTGGACAAGCGGTACGGCCAGATGAGGCCGACCATCCTCGTTGCCAATTGTACAGAGGCGGCGTTTCGGGAACTCATGGGGGCGGCCGTGATCGACCGCGTGAAAGAGGGTGGAGGTATACTCGTATTCAAGTGGGAAAGTTTCAGGGGCAAAAAGTGACCACGGGTAAGGAGCATGACATGGCGTGCAAAAAGAAGGTCGTCGTCGGGAGAGAAGAAGCGGAGACTGCATGGCTCAGGAAGTGGCGGGACCGGCTTCTGGAACTCAGTCGGGAGGTGACGGACCTGACGCTGGTCTGCATAGACGCCCACGAACGGGCGAAGGCGGCGAAGAAGCGGCTGGAGTCCGCCCAGGAAAAGCTTCAGGTCGAGGTCGACAAGGGCCGCGGGGAGGATACGCCGCTCCTCGACCAGGCTGGGAAATCGGACGAGGCCTGGAAAACCGTGCCGCTCGCGGCCTTGGAAGAGCCGAAGATTCCCGCGGGCATCCTGGAGAAGTTGGAGGCTGCGGCCGTGCGGACGCTCGGGGACCTCTCGAAACTGGACCCGACCGTCAGGGGCGCCGTCAAGGGGATCGGCCAGGCGAAGTGGGCCAAGATCACCGAGGCGGTCGATGCCTTCTGGTCCAGAGATCGAGGTACCGTGATAGCTCAAACGGCGCCGAAGGAGGGGCCATGCCCACGCTGACGCGAGCGGAGGCAGACGCACTGTGGGCCGTGAGGGCCGCCGAGCAGTCCCAGGAGCGGCGGACGCGGGGCGTGGTGGTGGCCCCGGCCCGGCGCTTGACAAGACCGGCCGAAAAAGCCGCCGCGCTTGACGAGCAAGGTCCAGCCAGCTTCGCCCTGGCCGACGACGGGCCAGTGACGCTGGAAGTGGTCGGCATCCCCCGGCCGCAGCCGAGGCCCAGGCGGTCGAAGTGCGGCGGCGTCTACACGCCCGACGACGCGGAGGCGTGGAAGCTGGCGGTACGGCAAGCGTGGATGGCCAGGTACGCCGACAGGCCGCCGATGTTGGGGCCCCTGGTGGTGGTGATCGTCTGCCGTCTGCCGCGGCCGCCCACGTCAATGAGGCCCTGGCCGGACTCGCGCGAAGGCGACTTTGACAACCTGGCCAAGAGCACCTGCGATGCCCTGACGCGGTTGACGAAGAAATCGGGCAGCCGCAAACTCGCGTGGCATGACGACGGGCAGATCGTCGACGGGCGATGCGTCAAACGATGGACCCGGCCGGGCGAACAGCCAGGGGCGACGATAACGATAGGGCGGGCAACGGCCCTGGGGAAGGAGGAGAACCCATGATCGTCTACATCCACGCGGCGTCCGTCGCGGAGGCCGCGGGTGACGACGGCCGCCACGTCCATTGCTGCACCGCCGAGCAGCGGCGCCGATGCGACGAGCAGGCGAAGCGCCCCGACGGCGGAACCCTCTACGGCGGCCAGTCGTGTTATCACACTTGCCATGCGGTGGAACTGAAGGATTGCTGAACCCGGCGCGCGGTAGACGAAGGAGAGGGCATGGCGACGAAACGGGAACGTAGCGCGAGGCAACGGCGCAAAAGGGTCCGGCAAACGCGGAAGCAGCGGTTTCTGGCGATTCTCCGTCAGTGCGGCAACGTGACGGCCGCCGCCGACGCCTTGCAGATCAACCGCGTCACGCATTACCGATGGCTCAAGGCCGACCCGAAGTACGCCAAGGAGGTCGAGGACGCCCTCGACGAGGGGATCGACCGCGTCCTGATCGAGATCCGCCGCCGGGCCGTAGATGGGGTGCCTGAACCTGTCGGATGGTACAAGGGGGAAGCCGGCGGCATGATCAAGCGGTACTCGGACAACTTGGCGATGTTCTTGGTGAAGGCCCGCCGGCCCGAATACCGCGACAACGCCAGGATCACGCTCGTGCCGGGGGGCGCCGGAGACGACGGGAACGCGGACCTGGGGCGGAAGCTCCTGGACGAGATGGATGAGGAGGCCCTCCGCGATGATTGATACGGGGACGAGAGACTGGTGCCTGGCGGGGCCTCATGGACCCCGTCCGCCGGTTCGATTCCGGCCCTCCTCCCCTTCTCGGTACAAATCGAGGCGGGGTCATGCCTTGGGCTGACCGATGCCCGACGAGCCGCCGATGGGTTGTCGCGTGGCGGAAGCGGATCCTCGATCGGGCGGACCACGACAGGGATTTCCGGGCGTCCGTCCGCGAGCGGTGTCGGGACGATCTTGTCTACTTCGTATGTCTATGTGTCTGGATTCAGGACCCTCGCCGTTCGCGCACCCTCCCCTTCGTCCCCTGGCCTTACGAGGTCCAGACGCTCCGCGAGATCGAGCGGGCGGTGGACGAGGGGCACGACCTACTGATCGAGAAGAGCCGTGACATGGGGGCGACCTGGATGGTGCTGGCGGTGTTCCTGCACATCTGGATCTTCCGGCCGATGGCGGCCACGCTTGCGATCTCGCGGACCGAGGACCAGGTTGACAAGCACGGGGACCCGGACACGCTTTTCTGGAAGTTCCGGTTCGCCCTCGCGCGGTTGCCGACGTGGATGCGACCCCTGACGGCCGATACCGTACTGCACGTGGAAAACCTCTCGAACGGGGCGGTCCTCGATGGCCGCGCGACCTCTGCGGACGCGGCGCGCGGCGGCCGGCGCCTGGCGGTCCTCATCGACGAGCACGCCTCCATCGAGCACGCGGCCGAGGTGGAGGCGGCCACGGCCGACGTGTCGGTCTGCCGGTTGCGGGTCTCCACGCCCAAGGGGATGAACACATTCGGCAAGCTCCGCCATTCCGGCAAGGTCCGCGTCCTGTCGCTCCACTGGTCGAAGCACCCCGCCAAGGCACGGGGACTCTACACGACGGGTCCGGGCGATGTGGTGAAGCTCCTGGACGGCTTCCGCGGCCTTGTGCGGTCAGAGCGACGGAACCCGGACACGAATCAGCCGGAGACGGTCGTCTACCAGTTTCCGGACGCCTACCCGTTCATCCTGGACGGCAAGTTGCGGTCGCCGTGGTACGACGGCGAGTGCGTCAGGCGGGCCAGCGACGTGGAGATCGCACAGGAACTCGACCTCGATTACCTGCGGTCGGGCCATGCATGGTTCGACGGGAACGTAATCGAGCGCCTGAAGAGGACCACCGTCCGGCCGCCCGTGGCCGCCGGCGATCTGGCGTGGGAGATGTCCCCCGAGGAGCGGGTGATCGTCCGGGCTTTCGTCGAGCGGCCGGGCGGGATCATCCGCCTGTGGTGTCCGCTGACGGTCCAGGACCGACCGAGCCAAGAGGCGAACTACGCCGTGGCCTGCGACGTGTCCGAGGGGCAGGGGGCGTCGAACTCGACGGGCAGCGTCTACAACTGCACGCTCGGGGCGAAGGTGGGTGAACTGGTGACGGCCTCGCAACTCCCCGAACAGTTTGCCCGGACGGTTGTCGCCCTGTGTCGGTGGATCGGAGGCGGGACGGGCGAACCGTTCCTGGCGTGGGAACAGAACGGGCCGGGGCTGATCTTCGGCAAGGAGATCGTCAGACTCGGTTACTCGTACTTCTACCGGGTCCGCCGCGAGGAGGAGATCGATCCGCGGGCCGGCCAGTCACGGGTGCCCGGATGGCCGTCGAGCCGTGTCAACAAGCAGCTTCTCCTGGGCGACTACAGGCGAGACCTGGCGGCGGGGGACTTCTTGAACCCGTCGCTCCTGGCGGTCGAGGAGTGCCTTCAGTACGTGGTGGGTGACGACGGCCAACCCATCCACGAAGCCCTGGTGGACGAGAAGACGGGCGCGCGGGCGGCGCACGGAGACCGGGTGATCGCCGATGCCTTGGTAAATCTCGCGCGAAAGGAACTGCCGCATTTCGCTATGCCGCCGCGGGCGATCCCGTTTAACTCCTATCTTGGCCGCAAGATGGCCGAAGAAGAGCGCGAACGGAGGCAACATGAACGGGACTGACAAGGCGACCCAGGCGGCCGAGGCCGGCGTGGTCCAGAAACTCCGCGTCAGCCTGCGGGTCTGCGAGGAGAAACTTCGGGCCTTCCGCAACGAGCGGCGGGCGGCAATCAGTCAGTACGTAGGGGCCCACTACGGCGGCGTGGCTATGCCGACCTTGCCGATGAACGTCCTGGCGGGCGTCGTCCTCTCGATGGTCCCGAATCTGGTGGGCGGATCGACGAAGGCTCTGTGTCGGGGCAGGACGCGCGAGGCCAACCGGATGGCGCCCCTGTTGGCCCTCGACCTGGACGACTGGAGCGACGAGATCGGATGGGACGAGCGGCTGAGGCTCACGGTCCTCGACGCGATGTTCGGGCCGGCGATGATGTGGACGGGGGTAGCGCCGGGCGAGCAGTACGATGTCGAGGACGTGCTCCTCGACGCCGGGACGGTCGTCGCGGAGCGGGTGAGCCTGGACGATTACCGCCTCGACCCGCAGGCCCGGAGCCGGACGGCGGCCCTTTACGAGGGCCACGTCACGGAGTTGCCCCTGGCCTACGTCATGGATTCG